TCAACAACTTTTGCAAAATGTGCCATTCAATTTCTCCTTATGCTGTGTATGTGCCAGAAGCTAAAAAGGTGTGGTAGGTGTACCCACCGCTGGATGTAACTGTTCCACCAGACCCGCGCTGCGCACCAAGGTAGCGAAGAATAAAAATACCAGAACCACCAGCACGGTTTGAACCGCCGCCACCGCCAGTATTAGTCGCCCCTGCTGTTCCGTTACCAGAACTGACGTTGTATGCTTGCGTAGACCCATTACCGCCGCCGCCCAAACCGCCCGCGTTCTGTCCAGATGAAGATACCGTACCAGCACCGCCACCGCCACCGCCAGCGTAATACCCACTAGCCCCAGTTGATGTCGCAGTAGCCCATGCAGTGAAGTCTCGTCCAACACCGCCTGCGCCAGTTCCATCAGAAATACCGGCACTACCTGCCGCACCTGCACCGCCACCGCCTGCACCGCCTTCAGGTGAAAGGTCACGAGCAGTACCACCAGCATTACCTTGCCCTGCTGTACCAGAGCCACCCGCTGCGGCTTGGTCACCTCCGCCACCGCCACCTGAACCGCCTGCTGCACCTGCTGCGCTGTAGTAACCGCCACCGCCACCGCCAACAGCAGTGAGACCAAAAGCAGTGCTATTAGAGCCGTTGGATGTAGCACCGCCGGAACTAGAAGTAGGGCCACCTGCGCCAACAGTAATGGCGTATGCTGTACCAGAGGTTAAGCTAAATGAGGAGTTTAGTAATCCACCAGCACCGCCGCCGCCGTCCCAAGCGGTAGGGTTTGAACCAGTTGGGCCAGTAGATGCAGTTCCGCCGCCACCAGCTACCAGCAAATACTCTACAGCATATGAGAAAGCAAATTGATTCCAGTTACTATTTTGATAGATTTCATTCTGCGCAAGAGTAGAGTTGTACCGCATCATTCCGTTGTCTGGAGATGCTGGACGTTGCGCAGTCGTGCCAGTAGGTAAATCAAAATAACCTGTGGCTGTATTTAACTGGTCACTTACCGCCGCTGGAGTAGTAGTTGTTGCATCAACAAACGTCTGTGCTGTAATGCGAATTTCAATGCGGTCACCCGTGCTATACGCACGAGCAGTCGTTGATTCTTGTGCACGTACGACTGTCAACACATCGGTTGAGCGAGCCGTACACTTAACAATCTCAAGGTTGTTTGATGTATCTACCAGTGTAGCGTAAAAATAGTCGCTCGCACCAAGAGTGGGAAAGCGTGCACCCTGCCCAGAGGTCAGCGTAATGCTAGTCGCAGACGAGTTGATACCCGCCGCAAGCGTAGCATTAGCATTGTTTGTGAGTTTAAGGGGCATCTTCTTACTCCTTAGTTAACAGTCACAGTCCAAGTAATGCCGAGTGTGTCTGCTGCACCTTTGTTGATAACTGAGAACACTGTACGGCAAAGCAATGTACCAGAAGACGAAGCATTAAAAATACCTGCTTCTGTCAATGCACCAGTACCAGTACCTGCTGGGAACGTCGCAACATACGCTACGTTGTTTGTGGTCACAGTTGTTGAAGTCAACGCTACACGCGAACTTGCAACGGGAGTCTGTAGGGCAGTGTCACCTACCGCAGCAGCGGTTGTACCAGTACCAACTTCCATATGCGTCATTGCTGCTGGACTGTTGGTTGTAGTCTTTGCCATACTGGAAGCAATGAAGTTTTTACCTACTGTTACCACTAGGTTCTTTACTTCTTCTTCTTGCTTGACATTGCCGTGTTCGTCAGTGAGGACGAGCTTCAGGTTACCTGTCATTTTGATTGCGTCGTTAAACATGATTTACTCCTTAGTTGAGTTGGTTTTCGTTTAGGCCGTATCCAGCAAACATGTAACTGTACGACTCCGTGCGTATTGTATAAACAATACCAGCATTGGGGTCAGTTGTCAGCACAAATTCGCCGTTTATAAGCGGTTGATGGATTAAGTGGCTGTTGATAGTTCCCGGTACTCGGAAGTACGTAAACTTGTCATCTGATGTAAAAGCCCAGTCATAAAGCGGTGTAGACTGCCCAAGGGTCAGTACTAGGTTAATGGCATCAGCCATTGTTACAGCGTCAGTCTGTACATCCCCGATTGCAAAGGAATTGATAGCGTCTGTTGCTGTAACTGAGTCGGTCTGTACATCCCCTATTGCAAAGGCAGTAATAGCATCTGTTGCTGTAACTGAGTCGGTCTGTACATCACCAACAGTAAGGGCTGCTGCGTCTGTTGCTGTAACAGAGTCGGTTTGTACATCATCTACTGCAAAGGCTGCTGCGTCTGTTGCTGTAACAGAGTCGGTTTGTACATCATCTACTGCAAAGGCTGCGGCATCTGCCATAGTAGCCGTGTCTGTAATGTTAGGGCGAGTAAACTCTTTCGCCATGACATCACCCATAGTCACTGGGTCTGGGTCAGCGTCAGCATCCACTACGTCAAAGTCAAACTCATAGCCCGGGGTCTTAGCAATAAAGTCCGTCATCTCAACGGAATCAGTCAAAACTTTATTGACCGCAAAGGTGTTTACTGCATCTGTAGCAGTAGCCGTATCACTAGGGTTTACCCCTATATCAAAAGGGCCAAACGCATCAGAAGCTGTAACTGTCTCAGTCTTACCTAATTCTGGCTGGCGTGAAGAATCATCAGCCGTAGTCACTGAGTCGGTAACATCAGGACGGGTAAAATCTTTAGCCGCTGCATCTGTAGCCGTCGCACTATCAACAAGAACTTTGTCTGTGTTGAATGTAGTAATGGTATCGTTAGTCGTAGCCGTGTCAGTCAGTGACTTGCCAACATCTTTGGTGGTGATTACATCGGCAGAAGTAACTGAATCTGTTACTACCTTGCCGGGGGTCTTCGCTGGGCTATCCGTTGCTGTAGCTGTATCAGTAAGGGTTTTCCCTACATCTTTTGCATCTACATCCGCAACAACGATAGGGTCAGGGTCGGCATCAGGGTCTAGCGGGTCAAAGTCAATATTGCCATAGAACATCCGATTGACTGCATCAGTCATCGTCACAGAGTCTGTGAACGAGGTATCAAATGAAATTGCCACGTCATCCGTAGCTGTAGCAATATCAATACTGACTTGCTCGATAAAGAACGCACGGAAGTCAGACATCTGAACAGTCTGATTCTCCAGTGTGCTAGTAGGTACAACAAACGCAGATGCCCGAATAACCGTGTTTGGCTGGGCTGTAGCCGTAACTCCGCCCGCAGCAGCAATACCAATAGAGACTGCCGAGACGGCAGCTACCAGTACAGTTGTTGCGACAGCAGAGGCACGGATGTTAGCCATTAGAAGTTCTCTCTGACTGTAAATCGTAGGGTGTCATACACAGTCTGTATTTCACCGTTAAAGTTAATCACAATCTCGCCTTCATACATGCCGGGGTCTACATCAAGTACACCACCAGCAAAGTTAAATTGTATCTGTCCAGTCGTACCACCACTTAACTTTGAAGTAGCAATGGTGGACAACAGTGTAGTTGTACCAGCTTCACGAAACTTAATTGTGACAACTGTGGTGGACAACGATAAATCAATAGGCGTACCAGTTTGGTCGTCAGTCAACGTAACAACAATGACTGGCTTCTCATCACCTTCTACTAAACGAATGACATCAGCAGCCATATTGTCCTCACGCTAAAGGGCGCATCTGCACGGTCATCGAGGCACGGGCTGCACCTAGATTCGCTCTTGCTCTGCGCTCGGTTATTTTTGAAAGATATTGCTTGGCATGGTACGTAGCCAACTCACGGTCACTCCAGTTTTTGTTGGGCATGACGAGAAGATGCTGCAACGCACCGTGCATGATGACGTTCTCTAGGTCATCAAAAATTGTTTTATCCATGCCTGTAGACGTGCGCAAAGGCTTTAAAACCGCAATCATATTGAGGTCATAGGCTACAGAGTCATCAGGTAGGGGGGCAAGAACAAAGCTGTCAGGGTCTAACTGACAAATATATTGCGGGTTAGCCCGCTGCGTTACATCTAAGTTAGGCCACTGGGGGTAGGTGTCATACAACTGCTCAAGCGTCAAAGGCGAGAGTGGTGCACCATTTACTGTGGCTGTAAGGAAGGCATGAACTTCAGTCTGAGTCGGATTGTTGTACGGATACTCGTACACGCCCGGGGTCAAACGGATTGAAGGTTGCTGATACCGCCATGCAAGCGTACGCTCGCACGTCTCAATTGCTGAATCACGAATATGTTGCTCTAAGATTGGCTGAGGACAGCCCGGCACACTTGCCGCAAGGCGTGTAGCCAACGAGAGAAATGTGCGAGTACTCATGAGGCGATTACCTGTTCTTTAGCTAGACCCGCTTCTTCCGTGTCGGTCAATGACCGAGCCTGTGCGCTCACACCAAGGGCTTGGGTAAACGATTGCTGGAACAACTGCGCACGGTTAGAGTTTACATGCTCATTATCTACGGATTCGGCTAGGAACACAGTACCGTCAACCACAACAGGGAAGAAGGCATCGGGCAGCAAAGCCACAACGTCTGTACCAAGGTAGTTTGGAGGGGTCTGTGCATATTCCCCGAT